GCGAACTGTCCGCGCTGCTGGCCAGCGAAGCGGGGGGGGGGAGGACGGAGGGCGGCTTGCGCTTCGCTGGCTACGCCGCCGTGTTCGATGCGGTCGATCGGGGTGGCGACGTGATCCGCGCGGGGGCGTTCGGGGCGGACCTACCGGTGGTGCCGTTATTGTGGCAGCATCGCGGGCCCGCAATCGGCACGATCGAGCGCATCGCGCCCGACCAGCGTGGGCTGCGTGTGATCGCGCGGATCGACGATGCGCGGGTCGCGCGGCTGGTGCGGGGTGGGGCGCTGAACGGTTTGTCGATCGGCTTTCGCGCGCGCGGCGCGGTGCGGGGGCGGGTGCGCGAGTTGACCGCGGTCGACCTGGTCGAGGTCAGCCTGGTCGCGCAGCCGATGCAGCCGCTGGCACGGGTGCATATGGTGGAGGAGCGTGCTACGATGCCGCCTCCAGACTTGGTTCCCGATCCCCGGCAGCCGCGCGCGGACGAGGAGAGCGATCATGGCTGAAGGCACCATCAAGCGACTGACCGACAAGGGTTTCGGCTTCATCGCCGATGCGAGCGGCAAGGATCTGTTCTTCCACATGTCGAGCGTCGAGGGCGTCCGTTATGAGGATCTGCGCGAAGGCGAGACGGTCACGTTCGACGTCGGCCAGGGCCCCAAGGGTCCGCGCGCCGAGAATGTGAAGCAGGCGTGATCGGCTAACCGATCCCCCTTTTGATGCGGCGTAGGTGCCGCATCCGAAATGCCAGAGGGCGTCGCGATTGCGGCGCCCTTTTTCGTTTCCGAACCGAACTTTCAACGAGGAGAATGACATGGGTGACATGACCGTGGATGCGCTTGAGGCGAGCTTCGAGGGCGAAGCTGTGGCGGGTGTGGTGGCGGGCGCGCGCGAGCCTGGCGGCGCGGGGTTCGACAGTTTCCTGCGCAGCGGCGCGAGCGTCGAGATGAAGGCGTTTACCGCCGTGAGCGGCGATGCCGGTGGCTATGCCGTGCCGCGCGAGATCGACGCGGTGATTGACGCGACGCTCAAATCGATCTCGCCGATCCGCAGCGTGGCGAATGTGGTGACGGTGGGGTCGGCGGGGTATCGCAAGCTGGTGACGACGGGGGGCACGCCCTCGGGCTGGGCGGCGGAGACCGATGCGCGCGGCACGACGGCAACGCCGGTGTTCACCGAAATCGCGCCGCCGATGGGGGAACTCTACGCGAATCCGTCGGCGAGCCAGGCGATGCTCGACGATGCCGCGTTCGATGTCGAGGCGTGGCTGGCGGGCGAGATTGCGATGGAATTCGCCAAGGCCGAGGGGGCGGCGTACGTCAACGGTTCGGGGGTCAACCGGCCCAAGGGGTTTCTGCAAGCGCCGACCGCGAGCACGGCGGATGCGGCGCGCGCCTTTGGGACGCTGCAATATCTGGCGAGCGGGGCGGCGGGCGATTTCGCGGCCAACCCGCAGGACCGGCTGATCGATTTGGTGCAGGCGTTGCGCGGGCCGTATCGGCAGGGCGCGGTGTTCGTGATGAATGCGAGCACGCTGGCGCGGATACGCAAGTTCAAGACCAATGACGGCGCGTTCCTGTGGGCGCCGAGCCTGACTGCGGGGACGCCGGCGACGTTGCTCGGCTATCCGGTGATTGAGGCCGAGGACATGCCCGATATCGCCGCCAATGCTTGTGCGATTGCGTTCGGCAATTTCAAGGCGGGCTATCTGATTGCCGAGCGGCGCGAGACGGTGATCCTGCGCGACCCTTATACCAACAAGCCGTTCGTTAATTTCTACGCGACCAAGCGCGTCGGCGGCTGTGTCTCCAATTCCGAGGCGATCAAGCTGCTGAAGTTCGCGGCGAGCTGACGTCGTGGGGTGAGGGCGCGCGGTCGGTGTGCGTCCTCACCCTTCCCACTGCCTGCGGCAGCGGGCCCCTTCCCTCTCCCGGCGGGAGCGGGACTTGGAGGAATGTCGATGATCGAGACGGATGGGCCGGGCGTGGTGACGCTCGGCGAGGAGGACCGTGCGCTGGCGGTGGCGGCGGTCAAGGCGGTGCTGCGCGTGGCGAGCGCCGATGAAGATGCGTTGATCGCAGCCTTTGCCGAGTCGGCCTTGGGGCTGGCCGAGCAGTTTCTGGGGATGGTGCTGATCGCGCGGGCGCTGCGCGTGCCGGTGGCGGTGCGGGGGGCGTGGCACGCGCTTGGCGTGGCGCCGGTCTCGGCGATTACGGGCGTGGAGACGGCGGCGGGGGTGGCGCTTGCCGCGGATGCCTTTGCGATCGACATCGATGCGTCGGGGGAGGGCTGGGTGCGGATCGTGCGGGCGCAAGGGGTGCGCTCGGTCGTGGTGCTGGCGCGCGCGGGTCTGGCCGAAGGGTGGGCGGGGCTGCCCGCGCCGATCCGGCAAGGCGTGGTGCTGCTGGCGGCGCATCTGTTCGAGCAGCGCGAGGCCAGCGTCGCGCCGCCGAGCGCGATCACCGCTTTGTGGCGGCCGTTCCGGCGGATCGCGCTGCGCCCGACGGCGCACGCATGTTGAGCGCGCTGGAGGCGCAGGGGCGCGTGCTGGCGGAACACGCGGCGGAGCGGGCGCGGGGGCGTGTTGCGGAGGCGCTGCGCGCCGAACTGCCGGGGGTGGCGGTGACGGTGGAGGGCGAGGCGGTGGTGCTGAGCGGGCGGATCGCGCCCGACGATGCGCGGCTGCGCTGGATCGGGAGTCTGCTGCCATGAGCGCGGAGAGTGTTGTGCAAGCGGCGGTGCTGGCGGCGCTGCGCGGGGTCGCCGGGTTGAACGGCGTTTATCTGGGGCCGCCGGTCAAGGCGACGGTGCCCTTTGCCGAGCTGGGCGATCTGCTGAGCGGCGACTGGAGCGTGAAGGATCGAGCCGGGCGCGAGCTGCGGCTGATCGTGACCGTGCGCGATGTGGGCGACAGTTCGGCGCGCGCGCAGGCGCTGGCCGGAGCGGTCGGCGCGGCGATCGAGGGCCTGCCGCGCGATCTGGCCGGGTGGCGCGTGGCGAGCGTGGTGCTGGTGCGGTCGCGGTTGAGTGGCGCGGCGGGCGGGGGTTGGAACGCCAGCGTCGAATATCGCGTGCGGGTTCTGGCGGCCTGACGTCCCTCTCCCAGTGGGAGAGGGAGGGAGCGGCGCAGCCGCGGAAGGGTGAGGGCGACCGGTTCTGGCGGTTAGTGCTTGCGGCAGCGGTGAAGGGTTCGCGCGGAGGCGCGGAGGACGCGGAGAGGGTGCGCGGGGGGCGAGGTTGCGCCCGGCAAGGATGCGACAAAGGGGAGGCTGGGCGGGACTGCTCTGCGTCCTCTGCGCCTCTGCGCGAACCCCCTTCTGGACCCTCGATCAGTTCGACCCGGTCCCCCACCGCAACCGTCAGCGCGGGCGCGCTGCGCAGCGTCACCGTCGCCCCCGCCGATCGCGCAATCGCACTTTCGAGACCGCTATTCGCCCCGCCAATCCAGCGCAGCAGCCCCGCGCCATAGGCATTGTCGCTCGGCTCGACCGCATCCACCGTCACCACCTGCTCCACGATACCCGTCACCCGCACCATCCGCCGCCGCCCCGCCATCGCCACGCGACAGCGTACGTCGCCCAGCTCGGCACGACATTCGGGCGAGGTCGCCTCGACCACCGGTCGTTCCAACGCCGCGCTCGCCCCGCGCAATTCGGCGGTGAAGGCCCCACGATCGGTCTCCACCGCGCCGATCGTCCCTTCACCCAGCGGCACGTGCGCCGCGTCCGCATCGGTCCAGTCGACCGCGAACAGGGCCACGCGCGCGCCATCCCAGCGTCCGGCCAGCAGATCCCCGTCGGTGATCGCCGCACTGGTCAACGCTCCGGCAATGTCCATCGTATCGGCCTCGAGCCCGTCGCTGCGCTTGATCGCAGACGGCGTCATCCCCGGTGCCGCGCGATGCACCAGCCCGGCAATCGCCAAGTCGCGATCATGGTCGGTCAGCCCGATCGTCACGCCGTCGCGCCGCTCGATCCGCCAGCACAGGGCGACCGTAGTGAGCGTACCGTCGAGGAAGCTCATACCGCATCCTCGCGCACTTCGATCAGCGGCACCGATGCCGCCGCACCCGCCAGAAAGGTTGCGCGATTGACGTTCAAGCGGTCCTCGGCGAACCGCACCGGTACATCGAACAGGAACCCCGCCGTCACCGCCGTGCCGGTGGCAGGCGCAACGTCCAGCTCGACATAGCCGCCCGCCACCAGCGAAAACGCCGCCGTCTCAAACCCGCCGACGCCCACGCGCACGCTTCCCACGACGGGCCGCGTGATCCGCCGCACGGCATCGCCATAGCGCTTGACCAAAGCAAAGCGCACCGTGACGCCGTCGCCGGTCCCCAACATTTGGTCGCGGGCACCCGGTGTCGTCGTCCCCGAACTGGCATCGAACGGGTCGCGCAGCCGGAAACCCCGCGCCGGCCCCATGCGCGCGCGAAAAAACGCCAGCAGCGTCGCGATATCGNCTTCGGAGCGCAACCCCGGCCCGACATCATAGCGCGTGCGCGCCTCCGCCCAGCTTGCATTGCGCGCCTCATGCCCGCCCGCGCTGGTGACGATCGCGGTCGAGAATTCCGGGCTGACCTCGGCCTCGCGCCCCAAAGCGAGCGGGAACAGCACATCGTCGAAAGCCTGCACCGCATCCTCCGCCTCTTGGAAATGAACGAACCCGTCGCGCAGCACTTGCGGCAGCGCCCAGACGAAGGCGGCGGCGACCCCGCGCGCCCGCGCCGCCAGCGCCGCCGCCTCGATCTCGCGCCACTGCGCGGTCTGATCGGGCCGCAGTACGAAGCCCGAAAAATAGTGCGTGTCCGCAACCGCATAGCCAAGCCGCGCGGTGGCGGCGTCAACCGCCCGCGCCGTCCCCGCGACATTGCCCGCCACCACGAAATCATAATCTTCCAGTTGCAGCACGTCGAAGGCGGGATGCGCCCAGCCGACCGGCACATTGGCGCGCTGCACCTCGGGCGCATCGCCCGCCAGCACGGTTGGCAAATAGACCAGCACATGCGTCTCGACCGTCGGTGCCGCCGCGCGCACTGCGGCGACCAATGCGGCGGTCGAGGCCGCGAGCAGCGCCCCCGCCGCATCGAGCAAGGTGCGCTCGGCGGCTGTGGTCACCGCCTGCACGCGCGCAATCTCCACCGCGCCTGCACCGAAATGCTGCCGCGCCGCAGCGTCATACAAACAGGGGCGGCCATCGGGCATGATCCACCACCACGGCTCGCCCACCTGGAATTTGGGCGCAAGCCCCGCGGCCACCGCAATCCCGATAANCGCCACCGCGACCGCGCGCAAATAGCCCATCGCCCCCTCATGCGCGGGCGACAGCAAGGTCGAGGGCGGCGCCCACCCGGTCAGCGCCGGGCTGCCATCCCAGGCCCGCTGCTTCCAGTCGCCCCAGCAATGCGCGTCGAACAGTTCGTAGCTGAGCGACCAGATCACGTCATAGCCGAGCGCCTTCGCCCGCTCGGCAAAGTCGCGCTGCCACGCCGCCGCCGCCACATTCAGCGCGCCCCCCGCCAGGCTCGCATAAAAGCCGCCCGAATTGGCCTCGAGCCGCAGATAATGGCTCATCCCCAGATAATGGACGATGCTTCCGCGATAGCCCAGCAACAGCGCGTTGCGCAGCAGCCGCGCGGGCGTCAGGTGGTAACTGTCGTCATAGCCACTCGCGATCTGCAAACGGTGCTCGGGCACCACCACATCGCCAATCGCCAGCACCGCCCCCGGCCCGTCGCACACGATCTGCGTCAGCTCGACCCACGCCTCGACCGGGCCCGCCAACGGCGCACTCCCGCCATCGAAACCGGGCGGCACCAGCGATACGAACATCCGGTCGACATCCCCCGCCCACACCGGATCGGCCTCATCCGGCAGCACAAACCCACCAGACAGGTTGGCAAAGTCGATCGAGACGGTCGCATCCTCGGGCGATCCCACCGCATAATTCCACAGTCGCACATACCAGGCGCGCGCCGCACCACTGGCATCGCGCCCCTCGATCGTCAGCACCGGGCCGTTGACCGCATCGAGCGGCACCACCCCCGCCGATCGCCAGCGGAGCCCGAGCCGACACCCGCGAAAATCGCGTGCCGTCTCATAGCGCAGCAGCGGATGATCGTAGCGATCCTCCGCTTCCCAGATCAGCCCCGCCAGATCGCCCGAGGTATAGAACACCGCATCGACGCGCAGCGCATCCGCCGCGCTGGTCGTCACCGCCGCCATCATCGGCCGCGGAAAATTGACCGTCCAAAAGCGCGGATCGAACCGCGACACGACGCCCTCGACCTGAACCGTGCGCTCGCTCGCCAACCAAAATGCCATCTTTCTCCCTCTCCCGCTTGCGGGGAGCATCAGGTCGGTCATCTCCCCGGGATGACCTGAACCGTGCGGGGCACGGTTCACCTGATGCTGGTCGGGGAGAGGGGCCGTCACAAGAACCGCCGCCCAACCCATCTCCCGACGCCTCAGCGCTTCCCAGCTCCCCCAGCGCCTCACTCCATCAAAGCCGCCCGCACCGCCCGCGCCACCTGCCGGCTCGACGCCGCCAGCGCTTGCGGCGCATCGCTCCCGCCCTGCACCGTGATCGCCACGCGCACATCGCGCGCGCCGCCACCGCCCGCCGCAACCACGCTCCCACTGGTGGTCGGCACGAACAGCTCAGGCCCGCGCTCGCCGACCAGATAGGGCCGCGCAGGCGACACCGGCNCACCGGTCGCCCGCCCCGGCGCGCCGACCAGGCTCCCCAGCGTCGCCAGCAACCCGCCNGCCCCCGAAGACCCGCTCGACCCACCGCCCAGAATCGCGCTCAACCCGCTGCGCACTGCCGAAGCCGCAATGTCCGACAGCACCGAGAGCGCGACCTTGCGCAAATCCTCAAAGCTGAGGCTCCCGCTCCGGATCGCCTTGCCCAGCGCGCTCTCGATCGCGCGCCCGGCGCGGTCCACCCCGCTGGTCAGCGGCCCGTCCAGGCTCGCGCGCATCGCATCAACATCGCGCGCAAACCCTGCGGTATCGGCGCGCACGCCCACCACCAGCCGTTCGATTTCCTCATCCATCGGGAAAGGCCTCCTGCATCCGCGCGATCGTCGCGCCATCGGGCGGGGTGATCTCGCCCTCGCCGCCGCGCAGCACCGCCACCCCCGCCGCCAATTCCGCCGGGGTCGCGCGCCAGAAGGTGTCGGGCGCCCAGCCCAGCACCACGCCGGCAAAGCCCGCCAGCCGCGTCGCGCCCTGCGCGAACCGCTCCATCACCGCCCCGCCAGAATCTGCCCGAGCAGCACGCGCAGCACCGGCGTCGCGCGCGACAGCCCGCCCAGCACCACCGCCTCGCCCAATTGCGCGCGCGTCAGCCCTGCGGGTGCATCGTGCAGGCAATGCCAGAACAAGCCGACCATCTCGCCCANCGACAAGCCCCCCGCCGCCGCACGCTCGACCAAGGCGAAGAGCGGCCCCAATTCGCCCTCGGCCGCGACCAAAGCGGCAAAGCTCGGGCGCAGCACGACCGTCGCCCCGCCCACGCGGAGCGCCGCCTCGCCGCGCTCGGGATTGGCCGCGCTCACGCCGACACCACCGGCCCGGAACTCTCCAGGCTCAGCGTGTAGCTGCGCTCACCATTATAATCCCCGGCATAGTCGAGCTTGGTCACCAGGAAGCGCCCCGACAGCGTCTCGCCGCTTTCGAAGCTCAGCCGGTAATCGTCGATCGTGCCGGCCAGCGCATTGCCCTTGATCCGCGTCTCGGCGGCGGACCCGGTAAAGATCCCCGCCCCCGACACACTGACCGAGCGCACCCCCGCCCCCGACAGCAATTCGCGCCACCCGCCCGAATCCTTGGAGGTGATCGCCACCATCTCGCCATTGACGCTCATCTGCGTC